GTATTACGGTTAGCGGCGGCGATACCAGTGTTCCTTATATTAACCAAAATACCACCAACCCTATGACAGGTATGATGCGAGTCTGGGGGTCGGACACGCAGGTATTTGATGGTAGTAGTTGGCTTAATATGAATTCCAGTTATGCCACCGCAAGTTTAGGTCCAGAATTACAAGTATTATTAAATTGGGCGCGACGCAAGATGATACAAGAACAAGACCTACAATCGCTCATGGAGAAACATCCAGGCCTTAAAGATGCCAAAGAGCATTACGAGGTCATGTTGGCACTAGTAAGTGATCATAACAAGGAAAATGCATGATTGAGTCTAAAACGACTGATGACTATCAAGAAATAGAACTCAGAGCTAAACCGGTTATTCAAAATAAATTCTGGATAGTGGAGTCTAATGGTAAGAAGGTCGGTACTATTGAAAAGAATGATGATGGTGTAGTATATGCTAAAAATCAATCTAGAACGTTCTTTAAAAATTTATCTAAACTAACCAGTGAAATTAATATTGTATTTGACCGTGTCAGTGGATACCTCACCAAGACCGGCAATCCAGACTTGGGTGGATATCCAGTAGAGAAATCTGCTTACAACATTCTATATGATGTAAAAAGAAAACTTTATGTATATACCAAGACCAATAAAAGCAAGAGCTATTTTTGTGCTGGACATTATGCGATAAAATTAAATGGTGTTTGGATCAAAAGTTTTTGCCCCAAGTTGATAACGGTACAGAGGTATGAGTTCTGTGGGCCATTCAAGTCAGCTAAAGAGGTGATATGGTGATGGGATTACACATCCAAAATTTTAATCAACGTATACGAGCATTAAATCAAAGCAATGGAAAAGAGTTGGTAATGGGAGCCAAAGAGGCCAAAGAATTACATACAGAAATCTTCCAATTGCTGATAGAATTTGCAGATTTGGAGAAAAGATTACTCGATCTGGAGAAATCAGCCCCTCAGATAGCGTTAGATGGGGGTGGCTTTAAGTGAAAGTATAATCTGCTAGTATAAATATATGTATGTTAAATTTCAATAGGAACAACTGCAATGTCTAGACCTAAACCCACTATACTAATTGAACAGGTCAACAAGACTAGTTATAAATGTGATCAGATATTAGATGCGCCCGGCATCTTTGCGGTGTTCTACGATGACAAACCTATCAATTTAAAAAGCAGTAACATGTTGGTAAATTATCCCGGCCCCAAATATAAAAAGACGGCGTTTGCTAATCCTGGTCACGCAATTAACTTGGCTAAAAAACTTAATGTACAGTTCAAAACTGATAAGTTTACAGTGCTATTGCTGAACCAAGGAACCAAACTCTATCCAAAACCTTAGGCAAACATTCACTGAGTTTTTTATGCTACGTGGCGGGTTAGATTCTGCACTAATGGATCATTGCCTTTCTGAATGGTGGTTCGTGGGCAAATCATCCAATGTACGACTAAGCCGAGCTGGGTATGATTTTTTAACTCAGAAAATAAAATTCCCCAGTTATGATTTTGTAGTTCAAATAGAGAAGCCTTGGACTATCAGTAGCAGACTGCTATTGCTATTAGATAAAAAAATGGATGCGCCCTACTACATACACCTTAGACATGCCATTCAAGGAACCATTACCCATTTTTCTGAACGTGATGCAATGATGCTGGCACTCATTGATAACGACATTACACGATACTTGAGTAGCATGAAATAGCACTAAATCCAGCTTTAAAAAATTGTCAATGAAATCAATGACTTATAAAATCACGTAAGTTGTTGATTTCATTGACTTTTATTTTGCCTGTTTTGGTTGACTTCTTGATCAAAAAGCGTATAATAGCTACATACAGTTAGATAACGGGCACAAGATGGAACAAGTTAAACGTAAACGCAGAAACGATAGACGGCATGCCGTATATCAAATCAGTAATATACTTACTGGTGAGAAATACATTGGGATTACAGTTACCCAAGGCGGTGCTCTTAAGCGTAGCCTGAAAATACGGTGGCAGAAACATGTCCGTCGTGCCCTTACTGAAAACAAGAGCTGGGCATTGTGTGAGAACATCCGCGAATGGGGTGCAGAAGCTTTTGAAATCAGCATGTTAGAGACGATACGGGGCCGTAAGCCAGCTCACCAACGCGAACGCGAGCTTATCCGCACGTTGACCCCGGCATTGAACACGTTCTAAAGTAGTTGACACCGTGGTCAGAAGGCTGTATAATCGATACATACACTAAAGAAACGGAGAAATAAATGAACATCGAACAGTATAAGAAATTGCAAATGGAAGTGTTTCGTAAAGCTCAAGATTTAGAAATGGCAGAGAGCGCACTTCAAAATGCCGAGCAGGACTTGCGTAGTCAGGTGGTGGTTAGCAAGGTTGGCGGGACTGTGACAGTGGCATTTGGTAAGCGAGTCCTTAAGTGTGTGAAAAATAGTCACAATCGATATCGCATCACAGAGAACAAGAAGGTGATCGATTCGGACTATCTTGGAAGCATAAATGAACTCCGGCTTGCGCTGGCCACGATGTAAAATAATCAAATAAAGGAGATGAAAATGACCAAAACAGTTAAAGCGGCAAGCAAGAAAACGAAAACAGTGGTGGCACCTGTTAAAGAATTTGTCGCAGGTCAGCTGGCATTGCAAGACACCTGGGATGATGGACGCGGTAACTCTACTACAACCACTAGGTTGGTGCTGGTTCGCTCAATTGAACATAGTATCAAATGGGGTCTTGACGCAGTAGTGGTGCTGGAAGATGGTGGTCTTGCGATTGTTGGAGTTGACTCCCTGCGCCACTTACCCGAAGCATTCAAAAATGCAACAATCTAAGGAGATAGCAATGACTACACTTCAAAGTATCAACACTGAAATCATCGGTGGTAACTTTTCCGATGCTGATCTGAACACCATCCAGGATGCGATAAAATGTCGTCGTGCTCAGCTGGTCCGTAAGACTATCCGCACGTTGGTACGTGGTGACGAGATTACGTTCAACAGCACCAGACTGGGCCGCAATGTCCAAGGTACAGTGCAGAAAGTAGGCCGCAAGTTCGTCACAGTTAGCACGACAGCTGGCTTGTGGCGTGTGCCGGCCAACATGTTGGAACATGCCTAACATGGATGAGATAGAATTACTTGTGCCGTGGGCTGATGAGTTTACGGCATGGGTAATGGCAATTGAACAAGATGAAAAGTATCAAATTGAATTGCAGAACCAGTTGACAAATAGTCAACATGATGTTATACTTGATTTGTAGGTTAAATTTTTTACTAGGAGAAATTAATGAGTAATGTTAGTGTTAGTCAAAACCGCACTGTAACGGCAAAGACTGCCAAAAAGGCGATCCTTCGCTGTTTTAAGAAACAACGTCCATTGTTCCTTTGGGGAGCACCTGGTATTGGCAAAAGTGAAATGATTGCCAGCATTACCAACGACATGGGTGGGTATATGATTGATATGCGTATGGCCACCATGGAACCCACGGACTTGCGTGGTATTCCGTTCTATAACAAAGACAACGGCAAAATGGATTGGGCACCGCCCATTGATTTGCCGGATGAAGAACTGGCATCACAATATCCCATCGTGGTGTTGTTCCTGGATGAAATGAATAGTGCGGCTCCGGCTATTCAAGCCGCTGGCTATCAACTGGTGCTCAATCGTCGTGTGGGCAAGTATAAACTGCCGGACAATGTGGTTATTGTTGCTGCAGGTAATCGTGAAAGCGACCGTGGTGTCACTTACCGTATGCCAGCACCGTTGAGCAACCGTTTTGTCCACTTAGAGCTTCGTGTAGATCATGCAAGCTGGGAAGAATGGGCTATTGAAAACAAACAGCATAAGGATGTGGTGGGTTACATTGGCTTTGCCAAACAAGACTTGTTTGACTTTGATCCCAAAGGTTCCAGCCGCTCGTTTGCTACACCGCGTAGCTGGGCCTTCGTAAGTGAGCTTCTTGAAGATGAAGACACTGACACTGATACGCTGATGGACTTGATTGCAGGAAGTGTGGGTGAAGGGCTGGCAAACAAGTTTATGGCTCACCGTAAGATTGCAGGGCAATTGCCCAAGCCGCAGGATATCCTGGATGGAAAAACGACTGAGCTTACCATCAAAGAGATCAGTG